ATTTTGGCTATGCGCACAAGATTAATAAACCTATTGGTAAAAATAGCTATAAGTATTACGATTCCTCTGTGTGGCCTAAAGTACTAGGTAAAAATTTAAACTTAGAAACTTGGAATGCTGGTAGAGCTGGAACAGGTAATCAAAGCATAGCATCCAGAACCATTACCAGTGTAGAGTATTTAAAGAAACTAGGTAAAAAAGATATTTTTGTAGTAGTATGCTGGTCTAGTAAGTATAGAGTTCATATATTAGAATATAGTCCTAATTCGAAAAAGTACGGTCCACATAATATTAGACCCCAACATCAAAATGGCTATGCTTTTAAATTATTAAATAAAGAGATTAACGAACATATATTTGTAAATGATTGGATAGAAAATATACTTTTACTACAAAATTATTTAAAAGTAAATAATATAAAATACTTATTTTTTAATGCATTTGATCATCCTGTTATTACTAAAGATAATCCTCTTGGTCATTTAATTGATAATAAAGACTGGGTAAATAATACTATAGAAGAAAGTCATTTCAAAAATTTTATATCAAATAAATATAACACCTCATGGGATACTGATAATAAGTACTTTACACACAGTCATCCTCAAGACATATCACATAAAGCTTGGGGTGAATACTTAGTTGATTATATAGTAAAAAGTAAACTATGAAAAAAGTAATAAATTTAATTATATTTGATTTAGATGGAGTTCTAGTAGAAGCTAAAAATTTACATTTTCAAGCTTTAAATGAAGCACTATCCGAGATAAACCCGGGGTATAAAATAGACTGGAGTGAACACTTAAATAAGTACGATGGGTTAAAGACCTATCAAAAATTAAGTTTACTCTCAGAAGAAAAAGGCCTACCTAAAGAAGTACATAATAAGGTATGGGAAAGAAAACAACATCTTACTCTTAGTAAATTAAGTACTTTGAAGAAAAATAAAGATTTGATAGAAACTTTTGTACATCTGTATAACCAAGGTTATAAATTAGCAGTTTGTTCTAACTCCATTAGAAGAACATGTTTAACGGTATTATCAAAATTAGGTTTGATAGAATATTTAGATTTAATTATATCTAATGAGGATGTAAAAAATAGTAAACCTCATCCTGAAATGTACTGGAAAGCCATATCTATGATGAGCTGTCTACCCGAAGAAACATTAATTATAGAAGATTCACCATATGGGTTACTAGCAGCAGCCCGCTCTAAGTCCTATATATTACGAGTTAAAAATCCTACTGAAGTTACATATAATAGTATAAATAAAAAATTAAATGAAATAAACATGGGTAAACAACAAGTTACACCAGCATGGAGAGATCAAAACTTAAACGTTCTTATTCCTATGGCTGGAGCAGGTAGTAGATTTGAACAAGCAGGGTATACATTTCCTAAACCTTTGATAGATGTAAAAGGAAGACCTATGATTCAAGTAGTAACTGATAATTTAAATATAAAAGCTAACTATATTTACGTAGTTCAAAAAGACCATAGAAAAAAATATAACTTAGATACCCTATTAAACCTTATAACACCAGGATGTAAAATAGTAGAAGTAGAAGGTGTAACAGAAGGAGCAGCTTGTACTGCACTATTAGCCAAAGAGTACATAGATAACGATAAACCATTATTCTTCGCTAACTCAGATCAGTTCGTAGAATGGGATTCAAATGAGTTTTTATATAAAATGAACGAAACTGAAGCAGATGGAGGTATGGTAACATTTAAAGCTACTCATCCTAAATGGTCATTTGCTAAATTAAACAGTGAAGGACTAGTAACTGAAGTAGCAGAAAAAAATCCTATATCAGATACTGCTACTGTTGGGTATTACTACTGGAAAAACGGCTCTGATTTTGTTAAATATGCTGAACAAATGATCGATAATAATATAAGAGTTAATAATGAGTTTTATGTATGCCCAGTATTTAACGAAGCTATAAAAGATAATAAAAAAATAAGAACCTATAATATTGAAAAGATGTGGGGGTTAGGTACTCCTGAAGATTTAAAGTATTATATAGAAAATTATAAATGATACTAATATCACATAGAGGTAATATAGATGGTCCTAATCCTGAAAATGAAAATAAACCTCCATATATTCTTGATGCTATAATTAAAGGGTATGAGGTTGAAGTTGATTTTTGGTTTTCTAATAATAAATTTTATTTAGGTCATGATGAACCTCAATACGATATACCTATAGAATGGTTAGAAAATAACTATAGAAAATTATGGATACATTGTAAAAATGTAGATGCTATAAATAAACTACATGAATTAGATAGAGGAGGTTTTTATTTAAATTATTTTTGGCACGAAAATGATAAAGTAACCTTAACATCACAAGGGTATCTTTGGGCTTACCCAGGTGTTGACTGTCCCAATGGGATATCTGTTATGCCAGAATTAGCAAAAGATTTTAAACTTAAAAATGTATTAGGTATTTGTAGTGATTATATTATAAATTATGAATAAAATAAAATTAAAAAAAGAGCATTTATTAGAGGTAGAAGAACTATCTAAAATGAGAGCTAATTTAAAGAATGAATTAGCATCTGTACAAGCTACTGAAATAGAATTAGAAAATTCAAAAGACGTTGCACGAGTTAATTATAATAAGGTTAAAGCCTATGAAATAGAATTAGGTAAAAAATTAACCAATATATACGGTAACGGACGAATGAATTTAGACACTAAAGAATTTATTTCAGAATAGTATAATTTTCACCTATCTTCTGTATATTTATATATGTGAATAAAGACCATTATATTTAAAATGGTTTCGATTTTCCTTATATATTTATAATAGACGAAATATAAACTTAACCGAACATGGCAGAAACAATTATCTCCCCAGGTGTTTTTCAAAGAGAAAACGATATCTCTTTTATTAACCCAGCACCAGTTGAAGTAGGAGCGGCAATACTTGGACCAACCGTAAAGGGACCTGTTGAGATTCCTACGGCTGTAACTTCTTATAACCAATACGTAAGACTATTTGGTGATACATTTGACAATGGATCAGCAAAAGATGAATATTTAACTTCTATGGCTGTTAAAAGTTACTTTAGCCAAGGAGGTGACACAGTATTGATTACAAGAATAGTATCAGCATCCAGTACATGGACAAATGCTGCAAATACTCACATTTCATCATCTAAAAATGCAAGTGTACAACCATTCACTTTAGCAACATTAGGAAAAGGAAAAATATACAATGCAGGTACAGGATCTGGCGATGCATTAAATCCAAAAGCCAACTATGCAAATTCTGATAATTCATTAGTTAGCGGATCAAAAGATAACCTTAGATGGGAAATTACAAATAAAAACGAAACTAAAGGTACATTTACCCTTTCAATTAGAAGAGGTGATGATAGCCACAATAACAAAGTAGTATTAGAAACATTTAATAATATTTCACTAGATCCTAATAGTGAAAATTATATAGAAAAAGTAGTAGGTACTCAGAATTCAGCAATCTCTGCTGACGCTACTCAAGTTACTTCTACAGGTGATTATGTAAATAAATCAAATTTTGTTAGAATATCAGCAGTAAATAATAAGACATTAAATTACTTATCAACAGATGGTACAACAGTACAATCATCTTCTGCTGGAGTAGGATTTAAAGATTTACTTCCAATAGCTACCTCAGGATCATTTTATAATGCAAATGGCTTAACAGCAATAGCATCAGCATCGTTAAACTTATATCAAAATATAAGCACAGCGACTCAAGGTCTTGTAGCAACTGATTATAATAACGTAATTACTTTATTAGGTAATAAAGACGATTATAAATTTAATGTAATATCTACACCAGGTTTATTCAAAAATAACCACTCAACACAAGTTGATAATGTTATATCATTAGCAGAGAGCAGAGGAGACTGTATCGCAGTAGTAGATTTATATCCTCACGGAGCTTCAGTATCCAACGTAACAGGACAAGCAGATGTATTAAATTCATCTTATGCAGCATCCTACTGGCCTTGGTTACAGACTCAATCAGGTACTGGTAAGAACGTATTCGTTCCAGCATCAGTATTTATTCCAGGAGTATATGCATTTACAGATGGAGCAGCAGCACCATGGTTTGCACCTGCAGGATTAGTAAGAGGAGGAATTGTTGGAGTAATTCAAGCAGAAAGAAAGCTTTCTAGATCTCAAAGAGATACATTATATGACGCTAAAGTAAACCCAATAGCTACTTTCCCTGGATCAGGTATAGCAGTATTTGGTCAAAAGACTTTACAGACTAAAGCATCAGCTTTAGATAGAGTAAACGTTAGAAGGCTATTAATCGAGCTTAAAGAGTTTATTGGTAATCAAGCTCAAAATTTAGTATTCGAACAAAATACTATAGCAACAAGAAATAAATTCTTAGCAGCTGTTAATCCATTCTTAGACTCAGTAGTACAGAGACAAGGTCTTTTCGCTTTCAGAGTTGTAATGGATGATTCAAACAATACTGCTGACGTAGTAGATAGAAACCAATTAGTAGGTCAGATATTTATCCAACCAGCTAAAACAGCAGAATTTATAGTACTAGACTTTACAGTAGAACCAACAGGAGCTACTTTTGGTCAATAATTTAAAGAATATAGATATTTATAATAAATAAAGAACATGGCAATACTAGACGCAAACGACATAATGTTTAGAGCTTTTGAACCAAAGGTTCAGAATAGATTTGTATTAAACATTGATACTATTCCAGCCTTTATGGTGAAGAACGTAAAAGCTCCAACTTTTACAGATAATGTAGTAAAGCTTGACCATATTAACTCTTATAGAAAAATTAGAGGAAAAAGAGAGTGGGATGATATAACAATGGTATTATATGATCCAATTACTCCTTCTGGAGCTCAAGCAGTAATGGAGTGGGCTAGACTTTCTTATGAGTCAGTAACTGGTAGAGCAGGTTATTCTGATTTTTACAAAAAAGATTTAACTCTTAATATCTTAGGACCAGTAGGTGATATAATTGGTGAGTGGGTAATCAAAGGAGCATTTTTAACAAATGGAGACTTTGGTCAATACGATTGGTCATCTGATGAAGTAGTTGATTTATCAATTACAGTAGCAATGGATTATTGTATACTAAATTACTAAGAATCATACATACATTTTAAATTAACCCAGCAAGTCTGGGTTTTTTTATGTAAAATAGTTGTTTTCAAAATATTTTTTTACTATATTTATTATAGAACCGGTTTTAACTAAATAAAATTTATGGAATCAAAGTTTAAAATACCTACAGAAACGGTAGAATTACCTTCTAAAGGGTTATTATATCCTAAAGATTCTCCTCTAGCAAAAGGTGTATTAGAAATGAAATACATGACAGCAAAAGAGGAGGATATCTTAACAAATCAAAATTACATCACTAAAGGTACTGTTATTGATAGATTAATTAAGTCATTAATAACAACTGAAGGATTTAATTATGATAATTTATTAATTGGAGATAAAAATGCTATTATGGTAGCAGCAAGAATACTATCTTACGGCCCTGAATATCAAATTCAGCATAATGGTGAAAAAGTTACAGTCGATTTATCTAAAGTTGACAGTATTGCTATAAAAGACGAAAATTATAAAAATGGTAATAAGTTTGATCTCAAATTACCTTCTGGTAATGAAGTAGAATTTAAATTACTTACACATGGTGACGAAAAAGCAGTAGATAGAGAAATTGCAGGTTTAAAAAAAATAGATAAAAATTCTTCGCCTCAAGTAACTACTAGATTAAAAAGAATGATATTATCTATTAACGGATCGTCTGAAGTTAAAGATATAAGAGAATTTGTTGATAAATATATGCTTGCAACAGATGCTAGAGCACTAAGGAAAGAGTATTCTAGGTTGCAACCAGATGTTGATCTTACGTTTAATTATACTAATGAAGACGGCGGTGAGGAGGACGTTGCTATACCCATAGGGATCGGCTTTTTTTGGCCTGACTCAGGAGTATAGACCTTCTTTATTTACTCAAATTCATGAAATAGTCTTCCATGGTAAAGGAGGGTACGATTGGGATACTGTTTATAATATGCCAATATGGCTAAGAAAATGGACATTCCAGAAAATTAAAGAATTTTACGAAGAGCAAAATAATGCCAATAAAAAAGCATACGATAAAAGCTCTAATAAGAAAAGAGGTGAATTAGCAAGACCTAATATTAAACCTTCTTATAGTACAAAGGCTTCAAACAAATAGAAGCCTTTCCTATTTATATTATATAACCTTATATAATTTATGGCAACTGATAAAGCTAAACAAAATTCTGAAGAGGTAAAAAAGAATACCCAAGAAACTGCAGCCGCAGCAAAGACCTTTAAGGAAACCTTAAACGACCTAGCCAAAACGTTAACCGGTATTGAGGTAACGATGAAAGAGATTACCGCTAATAATAAAGAAGCGGCTAAATATGCTGGGGATAATGCTACATTAGTTGATGAAACCGCTAAACTTCAAAAATCTATAGCTAATGATGTAGGAGCAATTAATGAAATAGCTCGTAAGACTGCCGCAGGTGAGAAACTCACAGTAGCACAAAAGAAAAAAATACTACAGTTTGAAGCTAAGAGAACTAAATTAAATGACTTACAGGGGATATATCAAGAGCGTTTAGTTAATGCTGAAGGGGAAGAAGAAAAACAGCTATTAAGATTAGTAGAAAGAAATACAGATTTTGTTGATAAAACAGATGAGGCAGTAAAAGCCTTTGATAAGTTAAAAGATATAAATGAAGACTTAAACGAAAAGACAGGCTTTTTTGATTCATTTTCAGAATTTGCCGATAAAATACCTGGCTTAGGTAAAGTATTTGGAGAATTAGGTAAAGCATCAAAAGCTTCAAGAAAAGCAGCATTAGAAGGAGGAGACGCTTTTTCAGCAGGAGCTGCTCAATTAACCGGAGCCGCTGGTAAATTAACAGGTTTATTTACTTTAGGACTTTTTGTAAAAGGGATATCTAAAGGACAAGAAAAAATAACAGCATTAGCTAAAGATCTTAATATTACTAGAGAACAAGCTAATGAACTTAAATCAGAGTTTGTAGGTATAGCTGCTGCAACCCCTGGTATAGTATCTAAAGATTTAGTAGCCTCAACAACAGAGTTTTCCAAACAAGTAGGATTCTCAGCTAAATTTGCTAAAGAAGATGTAGTAGCATTTACAACTCTGACACAAAAGTTAGGTTTAAGTGCTGAACAAGCAACTCAATTAGCTAAGTTTTCTGCAGCAACCGGTACTAGTATTTCAGAAATGAATACACAAATGGCAGGTTTTGTATCTCGTCAAAATTTAGCCAATAATACTACTATAAGATTTCAAGATGTATTTCAAGATATTGCAAGTTCTAGCTCAGCTACTAGTTTAACAGCGGATAAATTTGCAGGAGGTATTGAAAAAGCAGCATACCAAGCAAGAAGATTTGGTCTTTCAATGCAATTGCTTGAATCTGCTGGTCAAAATTTATTAGACTTTGAAAGTTCTATAGCTAATGAATTAGAAGCTGAATTACTTACAGGAAGACAGTTAAATTTAGAAAGAGCAAGAGCAGCAGCGTTAACTGGTAATCAAGCAGTACTTGCAGAAGAGATAGCTAAAAATGTAGGAGATATAAATCAATTTCAAAGCCAATCAGTATTAGCACAAGAAGCACAGGCTAAAGCTTTAGGAATGAATAGAGATCAGTTAGCTGATATACTATTACAGCAAGAAACTCTTAAAAACTTTACTGGAGATCAAAATGCATCATTAGCTGAAACAGTAAAAAATAGACAGGCTGAAATAGATGCTGCTAAAGAAGCAGGTGATTTTGATAAAGCTAAAAGATTAGAAAACGAATTATTAGCTTCATTAGGAGATGATCAATTATCTCAACAAGTAAGAAATAGAACTTTAGCTCAAAGACAAGCCGAAGCAATGGAAAAATTAGCAGACGCTGCTGGTAAGTTTTCTCTAGCTTTTGATAAAGTCGGAGCTATATTTGATGCAATAGGATCTGCTCCTAACGATATGGTTGTAGGCCTAGTAAAGGTAAGTAATAAACTAATGGCACTCGGTAAAATGTTTGCTAAGAATATTACCGCACCAGCTACTTTTGCAATGAAACAGTTTAAATCTATTGGAAAGTACTTATCCGGTGCTGGTATTAAAGCAGCATCAAAAGGTGGTATAAAAATGATCTTAAAAAAAATACCGGTAATAGGGTTACTTGTAGGAGCTTATTACGGAATTAAGAGAATGATAGGAGGTGATGTGATTGGAGGATTATTAGAATTTGGTTCTGGTATTGCTTCTTTATT